TGGGTTGGTCAAATGTGTCGCCATCGGATGCATTGATAATTGAACCATCCGCCGCCGTTGTAGTATTAAAGTCGGCGGTGGCGATCCCTGTTATTCTTGTAGATTGTCTTAATGTAAGAGCAAGATGCGGATTATCTTCATTGTTTACAGCTAATCGGTTAACATCAGGTTCATCTCTATATTTGGGATAGATACCATTGGGATCATAGAAACCGCCGGCGCCAGATAACTCACTTGGGCGCCCTGGTAATGAACCAATGACTAACGGTTCCTGTCTATTGTTACCATCACGGAAGTATCCAAACACCCACGAACCTTCCACTAATCCCAACGGCGATTGACCCACACCAGAGATACCACTTGAAGTAATTGGGAGAACCACCTGTGACCACGGAAGATCAGATGTTGGTAGAATTGTAGTATTAGACGTATGATGTCCTAAACACCTAACTCGTACTCGTCCTGTATATTGCGGATCCTGTCTATCTTCCACAACGCCAACGAACCACAGAAAACCGTTGTGTCCTAAAAATTTATCGTTGTTCATCTTTTTTAAATTAATAAACCTCTCGTTTTGATTCGGTCACCATGCGCCATTTAATACTATTTAAAAATAGTGTACGCAAGGTGGTGCTCATCTCCTGTTTACTTGTTACTACTTATCTTAATCACTTTCATACTCGCAAGAAGGCGTTTAAGTTTAAGTAAAAACGGGTGTTTTACAAAGTTCCACACGGTTTCGGGCGATTGGTGTCCCTTGAAGAAACCATCGTATTTGTTATACTCTGCGGATATGTCCCTCGCCTCTGAGTAGTCTTCTATGATTGTCTTAATTTGTTCTTTAATCTTCATTATATCCTCTTATATGTTAAAATATGTCTTTTTGACACAAAGTTATATATCCTCTCATCGCCACCGCTTATAGTCGTTCCTACACGCTCTAGCCGCGATTCTACAGCGATTCTTCGGAGTGTATTCATTATACAATCTCCTCTGGTTCTTTGAGTATCGTATCATCTAATTCATATTGTAGTACGTTTAATCTATCCTTGTTTCCTCTATCCGATAATACATCTAAATCTTCTTGTGGATAAGGGTCTTTTACGGCGTCTTTGATTAGTTCTATATTCATTCTATGGTAATCGTTTACTGTGTCTATACTATGTCGTATGGATTTAACCAGATAACGACCAGATAGATATGGGTCATTATCAAACGGATTATCTCTTCCTGCGGGTTCATATGCGGGAGCTTCAAATGCGACAAGTTCACCACAAGAGATACCCGTAAATCCAGGTACGTCTAATGATACGTTAAATGTTTCAAATGATAGTCGTTGGGATAGTCGTTTAGGGGTAATGTCAAAGTAATCTGGTATCTCTGCATTGTTGTGTATTCTTTGTGTATCACTCATAAAGTACAATGTACCCTCTGGATAGTCACTCATTGACTTTCCTTGAGAGTAATTAAAAAACGGAAGTATTCCTTTTCCATCTACTTTACCACCTGTTCCATCGTGTTCTGTGTGATGGGATTTAGGGTATTCTGTGAGATAATCAAAATCTGTTTCATTAAAGGTCTTATTAAAGTTATCGTGTGATACGACTCTGGCGTTATAGATACCATTTCTTAAATTCTTTAGTGTATCAAATTGACTGTTAATAGAGAACCCTCGTACAGTCTGCATTTCTTTTACTACGTTTCTATTTCCTCGTTCATCTCTTATGTTCGCCGGTGTTGGTCTATATAACGCAACAACAGGTCTTGCGGTTGTATCTGTACTCGCCAACATACTTTCATATGACTTAAATTGAAATCCTAATGCGTTCTCATAAAACATCATTCCTGGTGTGTGATGTTTTTTACTCTCTGCAGATTTAGTCAACATATCAATCGCCTCAAATGGTCTAATTCTTGGAAAGACAAACTTACGTATTCCTTTTGTTTCTTCTAATATCAATGTCTTATCTGAATTAAGTTCGTTTCTTACTATTCCAAGTATGGTATTATCAATTGAGTTTTCAAACGCCCTTTGTACTTTTACTTGTTCATTTGTTATCATTTCTTTACTGGCGAAGTTAAGTACATAGATTTGTGTTCTTGGGTTTAATCCTTGACGATTCGATATTTTGTAAATTTTCATTGGGTGACCAGTTGATGATGAAAAGTCATATGCACGACTTGTTCCTGGTGTAAAGAATTTAAACTCTATTTCTTCAAATCCTGTTAATGGTAGGTGATTTGCTACGTTCTGCGCATCTGTGATAACAACGTTACCTGATAGTGTTTTGTTTGTTAAACTTTCGTATATGTTTAACTCTGTGACTAGTGATCGTACAGATATTCTTTTTGGTCTATTCTGACCTTCTGATGATTGATAAGATACCAATGTGACATCAGATAATGAATATTGTCCCGCCCGTTCTAATTGATCTGTATTAATATCATTATACATTTTTCACTACTTTGTAATTAATTTTTCAAACTCTTGTAAAAATATTCCTAAAAATTGTGGATTTAATAACTTGATTGTTCTTTTCTCATCTTGTAGTCTTTGTTCATACTCTCTATTTGATACTGATTGCGCCCCTGGTTCTGTACTATTGACTTCTATCTTATGTGAATAATCATCTGGTCCATTACCTGATTGTGGTCCACTTGATTGTGTAATTTCATAATGATGTATCGCATCTGGATTGTCATACTTTTGTGTAACATATGTTTCAAAGTCTTGGTCAGTTAAGGGCCACCCATAATATCTATCTGTGATGTTGTTTGTCAATAATATTACCCAATGTAATTCTGGATCACCAAAATGTTTAAATGCTGTGTCTTCTGGTTTCTCACCGTTTGGTACATCATATGTGTCATATAAACTAATTTCATTGGCGATCTTACTTCTTAACTTGATTCTTCTCATCAAGTCAGTAACTAATTTAAAATTACCGTCACCTTTTATATCGTAGTTACCTTTAGGAAATTTAGAAAAGTACATATTAGAAACCGTCCGCTATTCTTTCTTTTGTCATTATTTCTGTTTCTTTGAATTTCAAATTTACTGTCGCCACTGTTGGCGCCGCACCTTGTTCATCAGGTATAAATGATGATATAACACCTTCTGGTGCGTAATCAACGTCCATTGATTCTAACACACAACGACTTACTCTAGGAATATAAGAGTTTATACTTTCTCTATACAAATATGTTATTTGAAACTCTGATGGTGTATTGAAATATCCTTTTGAAGAACCTTGATACTCAGGTAACATATGAAACTTGAACATATTAATTATTTTATGTACATTGTCTTTTTCTTTTGGATTTTTAGGCGCAAATGTAAATGGAAACTCAAATGATCTAAATGGTACTGATTGAAATACAACTTCCATCTGTGGGTTTACAGCTTGACCAAAAGCTTTATCGTATGCAGCCTCTGCACCTTCAAACCCTGGAAGTAAACTTGCTGCACCAAATAATGCTTTTCTACCTATTTGTTGTACCGCCTCTTTACTTGTTGTTCCCATTGATTTCAATTTTTCTACAAATCCTTCTGTATCTCTAAAGTCACCTATACCTTGTCCTATTAACCCTGCGATACCAGTTGCGGGCATATCATATGTTGCGCCATATCCAAACTTTAATGAATCTGCAGGAGTATATAATACAATACTATCTGATATAAATGAGTGTGTTGGTGTCTTTTCGTTTAAACCTGATTTAGGATTTATTTTTCTAGCTTCAGCAAATTTCGCCGCCTTAATTGCATCTACATTATTGTTTTGTTGTGATGAATACCCATACTCACCGACTAATCCTTTTTCACCAGATGGTGATATTTTACTTCCACCAAAACTTGTATTTTTAAACTTTGATGCATTATGCATTATAACATCAAAAATGATATAATGACCTTCACCTAAATTCGCTGTTTCATTTGGATAATATACTGTACCATATGAATATGGATTCTCTTTCATATGTGAAGTGGGACTAATATTATCAATCTCTAATGGTGACTTGTTTAATAGTTTCGCCGCAACTTTCTTTGTTTGTGATTGACCACCAACAAGATTACTCGCCAGTCCACCTATTGTATTTGAAACTTGATTTTTAATCGTTCCTTTTATTATGTTTGAAATCTTACTTGTAAAAGCCATCTAAATATCCTTGTAATGATAATATTTATAACACAATGAAGAAGTCATATAAAGGTTTATATCGCCCATCTAACCCTAAAAAATACGTTGGCGACCCGTCTAAAATAGTCTATCGTTCACTATTAGAGCGTAAGTTTATGTTACACTGTGACCGTAGTCCTGATATAGTCAATTGGGCAAGTGAAGAATTATCCATACGTTATTTTAATCCAATTGATAAAAAGTATCATTCATACTATCCTGACTTTA